TTTTTCTCTGTAACTTGGTCTCATTTTATACTTCTCATCATTTTTACCAATTTAACACCACGGCGTTTTACTTGGTCATACCATTTACTGTTTTTCATTTCATCGGCTGCTTTCTGAAAGTCTTTTTTATTGACAGCCGCAATCATTTTTTCAAATTTTTTCAATCTCGGACCACCCAAATTGAAACTCATATCCAAAAGAACCATTTGAGCTTCCTCTGGCAAACTGTCAAAGTTTTTGAAGATTGATTTTGCATCATTGTATGCTTTATTCAATGAGAATTTGTAAAGGTTTGTAATTGATTTATCAGTGAGTTCTTTTTCACCTTTCAATAATCCACGTATATCAACTCCTTTCATTTGCAAAAATCTCAAATTATCCTTGTCTGTTAGATTGAATCCAATTCCAATTGAATATCCGTCTCCATCTCTATATGCCCTTTTTTCAATTCCCTCATGATCTGCAATCTGTTTGAATAACGCGGTGTGATCAATTGCACCCTTTAGAGGTAAAACCGATGCTGCTGCTATTGCTAATGTTGATGCTATCTTTTTCATTCTTGATTCGTTTAGATTTATTCTAAACATACTATCTTTTTTTGCGTCAGTTGTCAAGTTAAAACTGTTGGTGAATGCTTTGGCGGCTGAATCTGAAATCGGCTTACCGATCATATACTCAACCTGTGGATGTTTTTGTTTGATGTATTTTGCCATTCGTTGAAGAGTTTTAGTTCCCTTGATGGGATTCATTTCCGCGTCTTTGGGTGCTGATACACTAGAAATGTATGCCAGTTTCCCTTCATTTGTGGGTGACATTAATTCATCTACTATGGCATAATCAAATTTCCCACCTCCATTTAATTCAACTGTAATGGAAATGTCTTCTAAGTCTTCTTCAAAACTTTCACGTAATAAGTTAATCATTGATTTCATATTTTAATATTTTGATTTTTTCATGTATGGGCGAATATCTACATTTTTGTATTTTTCAAGAAATTGTAATGTCTTCTTCAAAATTTGAATTGTCATTTCAACATCCGCTAAGGCGTTATGCCATCCAGTAGGTTCAACATCAAACGCTTTAGCGATAATCCCCAAACTCATTGACAGTCTTTCAGTCCCTCGTTTATCTGTCTTTATGAACTTCTGTCTGAATGCTTTAGCTGCATTATCATCTGAATTTTTGATGTATTCTAGTATTGGGGTTAAAACATTTTTGGTCAATGTTAATGTGTCAGCCACTCTGACATTTGTTGGGAATTGTAAATTGTATTTTCTAGCCCGTGATACTATTACCTTCATATCAAATCTAGCATTCTGTGCCATCAATACAACATTGTCAAACTTTGAAACAAATTTAATAAACGTTTCCAATAACTCTTTTTCTTCAACAAATTCAGCAGTTGGTTCATCGTATCTTGTTAAATCCATTGCCATCTTTGGAGTGAAGAAGTTATTTTTGTTAATTTTCATGTCTTTCCAATTGACACTTTGTTTATTTTTTCTTCCACGCTTGACTTTTCGTTTCAAACTTCCTTTTTCACGCTTCACATAATCCTTAAATTCAGGAGAAGTCGGTGATGTTGTCACCTTTTTAGAATCTGGACGAAGATTTGCTTTGTAATTCATTTTGTCAATTACATTGAAGTCGTCACCGTCAACTGCCATGGCTGCCAATTCTGTAAGTTGAATATAATCAATCTGGGTTTGTAATCCTAAAGTTTCCGTGTCGAACACAATGATAGTTTTCCCTTGATATTTTTTCGTGAATTGATCAACCAACTCACCCGCTTTTATCTGTTGAAGTTGAGTTTCCTCTGCAATTTGTTTTTCAACTTTTTCAAGTCGGTCATAATAATCTGGAAGTTCCCATATATGATCCAATGCAATTTCGTGTGCCATGTCTTGATCGCTTGTATGTTCCATTTCAACTTCAACTCCTTTTTCAAGCTGACTTTGGATGTTAGCAACATCTGTATGGTGTTTATCTGCAATATCTTGGATAGATTTGCCATCCGCCATCCCGCCTGGTATTAAATCTTTTAGTTTCATATTAGTCGTTGTATCTGTTTGATTGAGTCTGATGTATTCTTGTGGATTACACCCCTTCCGCCTGCTCGCTTAAACAACACGATGTTTTCTTCCATGTCATCGATCAATAAATAATCTTCTTCAGCATATTCCCACTTATCTTTTCCAGTACGAACTATATTGAATTTCAAATCACCCAATCCATGAGTTTGTAACCATTTCTGTTTACCCTTGGCAGTCTCCGGTCCCTGACCAGCAGTTAAAATTTCAGTGGGAATTCCTAAACCGAACACAAATTTAACCAATTCTTGTCCACCCGGCATCCAGTCCATAGTTGACCAAAAATCTTCACCACCATATATGATTAAACTCCATGCTGGGTTTGAGGTTAATTCCGTTTTACAACGAGTCTTCAATGTGTCGTAAATTTCGTCGCCATTTTTTGACAATGCATCATTTCTGATTTCAGTTGCACGTCGGTTGAACTCTTCTCGGTCTATTCCGAGGTTGTCAAGTTTTCTTTGTGAAACCAACTTTTTATTGTTTAATACAGACTTCCACAAATTATCATTTGCGAGATATTTTGCGTATTGTTTTGAGAAATCGCACAGTACGCCATCACAATCTAAATAAATTTTAGTAACCTTTTGTTCATTTTCCATAATATCACCTTCTATTAATTTTTTTAATTTTATCATTGTTAATATATATCATATTTTAATAAAAATCAAGAAAAAACCTCATCTATCTCTATTTATTGGTATGACGATAAATGAAAAATATAAATATGTAGTATATGAATTGTGGAATCCTATAAAGAATCAACCATTTTACGTGGGGAAGGGGTCTATTAAGAGAAAACGTTGGTTATCACATATACATGATGTTGATACCGACTCAAATCGTCACAAGACAAATACAATTAAAAAAATAATAAAAGAAGGATATTCTCTTGAATATAGGTTTGTATATTACACCAACGATGAAGAAACAGCATACAAAAAAGAAATACAGTTGATTGCTGAATATGGAAGACGTGATCTGAAAACGGGAATACTGACAAATATGACTGATGGTGGAGATGGTGTTAGAAATTTAATAATAACTGATGAATTCAGACAGAAATGCAGTGAAAATTTCAAAGGAGAAAAAAATGGAATGTATGGAAAAACCCATTCATCTGACGCTAGAAAACGGATAAGCGACATACGTAAATTACGTGAGGTTGAGTATAAACACACAAAAGAACACATTGAAAAGTTAAAAACTCATAATCCAGGAGCTATTGCGATGGGAAATCCTATCATGCGGTTTGATTTAAACGGTAATTTGATTGGTGAATGGCACGGAGTCAAAGCGGCGGCGAGGGAATTGTCGTCATCGGATTGTGAGTTTGAGTGTTATGCTAGAAAAATTAGAATTCGTGCTAAGAAAAATAAATGGGATTCGTTTTTGGGTTCATATTGGCGTGAATCTGATGATTACAATAAAAATGGATTCGTCTTTTATGCTAAGCCGGGTGTAAAGCGACAAGAAATTCACCAATTCACGTTAAATGGTGAATTCGTAAAATCGTGGGATTCCATTAAACAGATAGAACGTGAACTAAACCTTAAATATTCAGCATTATGGAAATCTGTAAAAAACGAAACGTCGTATAATGGGTTTGTATGGAAAAAGTAACCGATTCTTTTTTATAAGTATACTTGTATATTCAGATTAAACATATTCATAAATATTGTGTTTTTTCAATTTGACTTTATATTTACATTATAGTATACTTTTAGTTATGAATCAAGAAAAAAATGTTATGCCTAGCCGATTTAAATTCGGTCTCCATGAAAAACTTGGAATTCCAGCTATAATGTATAAGGATACTGGTGATGTATATGAGTCATTTGCCAAATACATACCAGAAGGCTTGGTTGTTCAGAGACTATGGGAAATTCGTGAAGATGAAATAATGAGGGATCGTTTGGTTGCTGGGACATCAATGGAAAATTCAAACGGAAATGATGGTGGTATTATCACCGATTTTTCTTCTCTTCCTGAATTGAAAGGTGAATTACATACGATATGAGAGGTATTGTAGCCGTTTCCAAAAATAATGTGATGGGTATCAATGGCAAGTTACCATGGTACTCTCCGGAAGACCTTAAATGGTTCAAACAAAATACCTTGAAACAAACGTTGATCGTCGGACATGAAACGTTTAAACATATACCATTGCTTCTTAGAAACCGAAAAGTATTTGTAATCACACGTGATGCTGGGAAATCGTTTGAACAATATCACCAAGGTGATAATAAAAAACTTGATGACTTAATTCAACATGAAACATTTTTTACAAGTAAATTGGATAATTTGCCAAGTGATTCGTGGGTAATCGGTGGGTATGAAATATTTGAGTTGTTTATTGATAAAATTTCAGATTTTCACATTTCTCATATTCCGGTTGATTTGAAATATTCAGTGGATGATGATGTTACGTTTTTTGATCATGTTGTGCTGGATGGATTCCGAAATGTGGGTACAACAAATAAAAAAACATTTTATATTCAGCATTATAAGCGTATGTGAAGAATATTTATATGCATGTCGGAAGTTAAACATGCATTGTATCATTATAAAGCTATCGTAACCAGTGTGTATGACGGAGATACTATCACCGTTGATATTGATCTTGGGATGGGGGTATGGTTGAAAGGCCAAAAAATAAGACTTCTTGGTGTAAATACGCCTGAAATTCGTGGAGAAGAACGTGATGTTGGAATCTTGGCTCAACAATTTGTAAGAAACGCAATACTTCATAAGGAAGTTATATTAGAAACGATAAAGGATTCTAAAGGAAAATACGGTAGATGGCTTGCCAATGTATATCCACCTGATTATTCAATGAGTTTAAATGATGTGTTGTTACTTGAAGGTCACGCCACAGAATATTTGAAAAAATAATTATTTTAATTTGACTTTTTGAAATTTTGTATATAATTATATAGTGATGATACTCAAACGGGGTCATCATACTAGTAGCCAAATGGTGCTGGTATATAGTTCAAAAGAATATAACAAAATGAAAGGATAACGAAATGAAAATCGTAAAACACACAGGTGGCTTGCCTACCTTATTTGATGAAATGCAAGATACACTAAATGCCGTATTAAAAGATGGTATGTTTAGTCCCGAATTCATGAAGCAGAATCTCGGAGTGGCTTATTCCAAAGCAGCTTATCCAAAAACGGATATGTACTATGAAGATGGAAAGATTGTTCTAGAAGCGGATATACAAGGATTGAAGAAATCGGAAGTATCAGTTGATCTAGAACCATCCGAAACCCGTAATGAAAGTTACCTTGTAATTTCAGGTGGTAAAAAAGAACATCCGATGGTTGAAGGAAGAAGATACGTTCACAAAGAGATCAAAAGATCAACATGGCGAAGGTCATGGTCGCTTGATGAAAACCGATTTGATGTCAGCAAAATCAGCGCGGATGTTAAAGATGGATTGCTGACTGTTAGTATTCCTGAATGGGAAAACAAAGAGGTTAATTCGGGATCTAAAAAGATCCTTTAAATTGTTGGGTGGGTGACAAAAGTTGCCCACCTTTATTTTTTACTTGACTTTTTAAAACTTTTATAATATATTATATTATATGAATTACAACATCACATTCAAAGATTTCTCCATGTAGATATCTACGACAATTAAGTTGTGGGTATGCTTACAAACATGAGAGATAGAGCATATAGAATACACCAAAAAGAACGAATCAAACACAAGATTATCAGTCGTTTGAAAAACGAACAGTGGAAAACGACTGAAATTGATTGGGAGAATATAATGTCCCATTACGATGAGACTGAAATGATAGTAAGTCGTTATACTCGTGGTGGATTAGAACATGAAATAGAATATGAAAGGGAAACCGATGAAAGTCATCAGGCACATTCCCTCGTATATTATATGAGCGGAGGAAAACATTACTGGAAAGCTCCAAAGTGGTTTAAAAAAATTTACAGCAGACGAAGAAGGGCAAAAGTGAAAGACAGAATGATACACGAGGATTACGACAACATTCCTGTCTTTAGAAAAGAAAACGATTGGAATTGGGATTGATATGGGTGACTGGAAAAAAAGAGGCGTAGACAGAAAGGATTTCAGAAATGGAAAGTCTGATTATACTGAAACCCAGAAATGTAGAAAAAAATCATCCAAAAAGCCTTGGTTGATCCAAACTCGTTTTACAGGTCGTTGGGTTGAAACTCACCACGTTGTATATGGAGGGTTGCGAGAAGAAACATTGTATGACGATGATGTATCAGATTGGCACAAAGACAGATATCGCCGAGAATGGAGAAATGAAAAACGATTTGCAAAGGAATCAGACGCAATAAATTGTTGGGAAGATTCAAAGAAAGAAGGAAAGTTTAATTTGCTTAGATGTTTTAGAGAAGAAAAAGGCTGGGAATATAGAATTATACACGAACAAGATTACAAGGAAGAGAAAAAAAATGATGAAGAGAAATAATTGGACGAATGAAGAGGTAGTTGACATTCTGAAAGGTCAAATGTTATGTGTAAATGAAGGCGCTGATGAAGCGGCACAAAAACAAGTTGATGATTGGAATACTTCGTTGAGTGATGCCATTGAGTATTTCTCATACCATTTTTCGGTATCTGATGATGATTACTCAGCTCTTGCTTACGATACTGAGAAGAAACAAATATTCCACATCGGACAGATTTTGCCAAAATGAATGAAATCCTTGGAAACTGCGATGTTTGTGGGCAACAAATGTCCAACGATAACTCAAACATACATCACTTGATTCCACAACTTAAAGGCGGAAGAACAGGGCCAACCATTCGTCTTCATACATATTGTCATAGTAAAATACATTCGATTTGGAACGAAAACGAGTTGAGAGATGTTTATAATGACATGTCTATAATCATGGATGATGATAGAATGAAAAGCTTTGCCAAATGGGTTAGAAAGCAAAAAGATGGAATCAAAATCTCCAACAAAATGACAAACACCCACAAAAGAAAACGAAAACGGTAATATTTATTGCCATGGAAGAACAAGCACAATACGGAAAAGCGAGAGTAAGAGATTATTCCGATTTGGCCAATCATCAAACGCCAACTAAGGCACCAAAATCGGATACGGAAGATTATATGAATGATATCATGTATACTCTTACGCGAGTCAATAGAATGATTGGGTCATTACTTCCTGTTGTGGATGAAGAAATACGTGGTGAATATCTCCAAGCGGAACAAACATACCGAGACATCGTATTTTCGCTTCTTGATATAATTGATGAAAAGGTGGGAAAGTAAATTTTATATAAGTGACTTTAAACGCTTTGCCACTTGGAAGAAAGTAGCTTTGATAGTGATACTATTAATCATTTTATTTTCAAGTGGATATTTCAGCATTTGGAAACAAGATGATGCTTTAGATTTTTCAGAGAAACCTCCGATTTACGGAATTCAGAAAAAAATAGATTTTTGACTTGACTTTTTATAACTGATGATGTATGTTCCAGTTGTGAAAAACAAAACACCACATACAGCCACTGGTAAAGTTCGTTATAAAAACGATTGGGTGGTAATAGACTGTCCATTTGACATTGTGTATTACTACAACCGTGTGTGTAATTGGATGCTCCACAAACAAAATAAGATAACGTGGCCGCTTCATGGTGCTCATATTACAGTAGTTGCTGGTAAGTATACGAAGGTAAAAAAGAATTGGGGTTATCGTGCCGACGAAACAGTTAAATTTAACTACGGAACATTAACAAATAACGATAATTATTTTTGGTTAGTTGTTGATTGTCCAGAAGCATCGGAAATACGTGAGAAACTTGGTCTATCTCCTGAACCTAAATGGCCATATCACCTAACAGTAGGATATCTAAATGAATAAAATAAAATTAACATTGTTACTTGCAACCGTTCTATTTTTGGGCGGGTGTGCCACCAAAAGTGAAATAATTGAAACTGACAAGTGGATCAAGATAAAACAAGGAAGTCGTGAGGTCTGGATAGATCAACGTAGATTAGAACTTATCCCTCCGGGATACACATTCAGAAAATAAAATAAGTTTTTCTTGACATTTCAATGAATGTGTAGTATTTATTATATTATGATATTATTAAAAGAATTGGTTGAGCAAGTATTAGAAGAATCTACAATGGGATATATTCCTGCCTGGATGGATAATCGTGGTGAGGTCATTCGAGTTACTTCTCATGCTGATTTTGGAGCGGAAACTCTCCAAATGGGATTAGACCCTATGGATTTTGATGATATTGAGAAGATATACGATGGTATGTATTCTAAGGGTTATGTGAGAGTTACAATCGAACCAAATCAAATTATGTATGATTATGATACTAGACCCCCATCACGAATTCAGTTACGTACGTTAAAAGACACTGGAATAACGAAGAACCTCGTCGTATCAGATGCCGTTAGTGGTAGGATTTTATACAGTCCACATAGATAATTTAAAACAAATGAAAAAGTCGAGGAAAAATAAAATAACTTTTTTCTTGACATTTTAAACAGTATAATGTATATTTAATAATAACACAACAAGCCTGATATTGATAAGGCTTGCTGTAACAGTCAAACGCAAACATTCAGATAAAGATATGAATAAGCAAAAAATTATAGATGCCATTAATGGCAAGCCTGAAAAGGCATACCTTTTGGTCACTGGCGGAGGAACCCGCTTTATCGGTGACTTTCTGGAACAAGGTGGTGGTAGTGCCACTATTCTCGGATTTGAAGTTCCATACGCAACGGAAGCTTTTAATAAAGCTCTTGGGTATGAAATTGACAAATATTGTGATGAAAATGCTGCAAAGCGGTTAGCATTAGCTGCCTTTAGAAAAGGTGAAGTGGTAAATGACTACAAACGACTTGAACAAACAATTGGGTTTGGTGTTACATGTTCTTTGAAAAAAGACGGTGAAAGAGAAGGACGAGAACACAAATTATTCATCAGTTACTTCAATGGAAAGACTTTGAAAACGTTGGGTATTAAATTACCAAATGTTGATAGAAAATTACAAGAGAAAGCTGTATCTGGATTGATCTTGGGTTTCATGGCTGATGCTTATGAAATGCCTGATGTATTTGACAATATGCTTACAAAGCCGATTGAGGACGTTATAACTTATGCAGATGAAGTTGATACAGAATATGGTGAAGCATACGGAAACATACCAATTGCACTTCTCGGAGAATGTGACCCACGGAATGACATAATTTTTCCTGGCAGCTTCAACCCACAACACGAAGGTCATGCTGAGATTGCGAGGTTGGTTGAAAAACAAACAGGCAAAAAAGTTTATTTTGAATTGTCTGTTAAGAATGTAGAAAAGCCAGACGTTTTACCACGAGATTTAAACGATAGAGCAAAACAATTTGATGAAAATTTAATTGTCAGCAATCTTCCAAAATTCATTGACAAAATCAAATTTTATGAAGGTGCCACATTTGTTGTTGGTGCTGATACAATGAATCGTTTGGTGTGGGATTATCCATATGAAGATTTGTTGATGTTGCATACACATGGAATCAAATTTATTGTGGTTCCTAGAGATGGGATGTTTGAAAATGGAGAGTATGAAGCATTGGCTGACGCACCTCTTCAATTCAAAGAATTGGCAATTGATATGATTGCAATGGTGTTGGATTACACCAATCCAATCAGTAGTACACAAATTAGAAATGGAGAATAATAAAATGGAACCATATGACACAATGGAAGATGACAAACGTATGTTTGATATCGGTGGCGGAATTAAAAAAGGCGAATTGAATATAGTCGTCGCTTCCAAAAACACAGGCAGAAGCTTGATCAAAGAAAACAAAATGAAAAAACTAGCAGTATTAATCGGAAGATTTCAAAGTGACGAAATGTGCTCTGAAATGAATACACAAATCCTCAGACTTTTAAATGAAAATGATAAAGTGTTGATTTTACTTGGGTTGAGTCCTGTAGTTGCAACGAAACAGAATCCAATGGATTTTGAGACACGTAAGTTGATGGTTGACGAATACTACGGTAACTTTGAGTCTTTGCATATTGGATATGTGAAAGACAATAGAAGCGACGATGAATGGAGTAAATCAATTGACGAACAAGTAGATAGATTTGCAAAGAAACATAAGCTGAAAACTATCAGCGGTATTCATGGCGGAAAATACACATTCTGCAAACATTACAACGGCAAACACAAAGCAGTTGAGTTATCTCAGAAAATCTACAAAAACAACGAGACTCAGAATGCTCGTGCTGGCAGTTCCGTAAAGGGAACAAAGGATTTCCGCGACGGTGTCATTTGGGCTACACAAAATCAATATCCCAAAGTTTATCCAACTGTAGATGTTGCTGTTCTGGATGGTGAAAATCTGTTACTTGCTAGAAAGCCAAATGAAACCAAATTCAGATTCATCGGCGGTTTTGTTGATACCAATGAAAAGTTTGAAGATGCTGCCAAGCGTGAAGTGATGGAAGAAGCTAATATTGAGATACAAAATCTACAATATATGGGAAGTTTTATGATTGATGATCACAGATACCGCCGTGAGGTTGATAGTATAACCACAACATTCTTTGTTGCTGAATATGTTGACGGTGAACCAAGAGCACAAGATGATATTGAAGAGATACGATACATTCCACTTAGTGAGATTGATGTTGACGATTTAGTTCCAGAACATGCTGAATTATTTGAAACATTACTCAATGATGCTTACGATGAAAATGGGAATTTTATACTATGAAAACAACAGTTGAATTGACGGGAGACGAACTTGAAGAAGCAATCCTTGAATATGTGGGATCAAAAGGATTGATCGCAACTTCTCCCATTAGATTTTGGGTTCCAACGGCGAATGAAGATGGAATTAGAACAACGTCTGTGAGAAAAGTTGAATTTGAAGTTGAATTTGTGGATTAGACAAATGATGGAAAAACCAACAAACGTATAAACCCCAACATGTTACGTGAATTTGAGAACACTGGATGGGTGAGGGGTAGAATAAACTTTAATCACCCGTTTAAAAAAACTTGACTTTTGCCATTTTACATGATAGGATGGTAATCTAATAAACAATAATCCTGATAAAGATAAGGAAAAAATAAAATGAAACATAATATAATAATGGATGTCGATTCCTACAAAGTAGGACATAATTTAGTCTATAGACCCGGTACAGAGGTCATTTATAGCTACTTTGAGGCACGTAAAGGTGCAGAATACAACGAGGCGGTTTTCTTCGGATTACAACCTTTGCTTAAACGGCTTGAGGGGGTAGTGGTAACACAAGACCTGATTGATACAACTGCTTTGAAAATTAAAGCTCACTTCTTCGGAAATGATACTTTTTTCAATCGTGAAGGTTGGGAATACATTGCCAATGAGTTGGGTGGAAAGCTTCCAATTCGGATTAAAGCTGTTCCAGAAGGAACTGTAGTTCCGATTGACAACGTCATGATGACAGTTGAAAATACAGACGAAAAATGTGCTTGGTTGACCAACTACCTTGAGACTTACTTGAGTCGCGTTTGGTATCCAATTACAGTGGCAACCAAAAGTTACCAAACAAAGAAAATCTTGAAAAGATATTTGGATGAAACGGCAGATGCTGATTTTCTTCTTCCATTTATGCTTCATGATTTTGGAAGTCGTGGTGTAAATACCTTTGAGGGTGCTGGTTTAGGTGGTGCTGCTCACTTGGTAAATTTCTTGGGAACTGATACAATGGTTGCATTGGATTATGCAAATGAGTATTATGACGCACCATTTGAAGGATTGGGTCATAGTGTATTTGCAACTGAACACAGTGTAATGACTGCTGGTGGTCCAGAAGGTGAAATGGAGATCGTTCAAGACTGTCTTGATAAAAACCCACTTGGAATTGTAAGTTTAGTCGCCGACAGTTACGACTACTACGAGTTCGTGAGACAAATGGGAAGCACCTTTAAGCAACAGATCATTGATCGTAATGCTAACGCTGGTGATATCCCAACGAAGCTTGTAATCCGTCCTGACAGTATCACGCCAACGCATGAAACTCCTGAAGAGTTGGTCGTGTGGACATATCAACAACTTGAAGCTGACTATGGTGTGACATTAAACACAAAGGGTTACAAAGAGTTACATCCTGCTGTTGGTGTCATTTGGGGTGACGGAATTGATACCAAAGGAATTGAAAGAATCCTTGAAGCTCTTAAACAAGCTGGTTACAGCACCGGAACGCAGATCTTCGGTCAAGGCGGCGGGCTGCTCCAGAAGGTAAACCGTGATACATTGAGACATGCTTTCAAATGTAGTGCTCAAAAACGGAATGGTGAGTGGATTGATATCCAAAAGAATCCATTGGATCAAACCAAGAAAAGTAAAGCTGGTCGTCTCGGGTTATACATTGGGAATGATGGTAAAGCTACCACATACCGTCTGGATGACTTGAAAAATGCTGCTCACGGACCTGTGAATCATTTGGTTACGGTTTATGAAAATGGAGAAATCCTTGTGAATCATACCTTTGACGAAGTCAGAGAACGTGCTAAAATCTAATTGAATGGGGCGGTGGAATTTAACCGCCCCTTTTTCTTGACATTTCAACAAAACTAATTTAAAGTATATAACATGAAAGAAGTACACATATTATACAGTGACCTAGATGGTAACGAACATGGTTGTTTTTCCAAGATGGAAATGGCAATTGACAAAGCAAAAGTTATGATTGAGAAACAAGAGTCCTCACTTACATTAGAACCTTCCCATTTGTATATAATCACACATCAAGTTGATTCTAAACAAACTATTGGGGAAATGACATATATGGAGAATGTATTATGAAAGATTTAATCCTTTTTATTCTGACGATTTTGCTGTTGGTTTTTGTTTTTGAAGCATCCAACAATGGAATCAAACCAACGATTGACAAATATTGGCTTGGAAAAGACAACATTGAACAAGTAGAAATCAAAAAATGAAAATATTCAGCGGTAGCTCTAACAAAAAACTAACCAAACAAATTTGCCAATTCTTAGATGAACCATTTGGGAATGTATATCTACATGCTTTTCCGTCTGGAGAACGGTATTGTCAGTATAAAGAGAACATACGAGGCCAAGATACGTTCATTATCCAAAGTCTGGATACACCTGTCAATGACAATCTAATGGAGTTATTGATCATGATTGATGCTGCTAAAAGAGCATCTGCCAGTCGTATTACCGCTGTGATTCCTTACATGGGATATTTACGACAAGACCGTAAAACAAAAAGTAGAACGCCTATTTCTGGCAGACTTGTCGCAGATATGATAGAAGCTGCTGGTGCCAATAGAATCATCAGCATGGATTTTCATTGTGCTCAAGCCCAAGGATTTTTCAAGATACCCGTAGATCATTTATATGCAACACCTGTGATCACAGAATATCTTAACAAAACCAACAACATCAATGTGGTTGTATCTCCAGATGTGGGCGGAGTTAAACGTGCTCACGCTTATGCTGAAACATTGGATGTATCTTTTGCATTTATTGCCAAGAAACGTATATCAGACACGGAAGTAGAAAGTAGTGAAGTATGTGGTGATGTTAAGGACAAAAATGTATTATTGGTTGACGATATGACAGAAAGTGCTGGTACGTTGATATCTGCTGCTGATATTTGTAAAGAAGCTGGTGCTAGTACAGTGACATGTGCCATTACCCACGGAGTATTTACAACCAAGGCACAAGAACGATTTGAAAGCGCTGGCCATGTGATAGATGAATTCATTTACACGAATACCACTCATAACAAAACCATAAACCTACAGAATTCCAGAGTGGGGAAAATGACAGAATTAAACGTGGGTAATCTGCTTGGTAGGGCAATTAAACGAACCCACACAAACGAAAGTATATCTGAATTATTTCAAGTGGAAGGGTTTTAAAATGATAACATCTGAACAATTAAAAGAGTTGGCATTAAAGGATGATAGAGCCAAAGCATGCTTAGATTATTTAGAGGATCTACATTACTTTAAAAATTTAGCGACAGCGCCTGCCAGCGAGGTGATCAATGCACATGATGATTTATTATTCTCTGCACAAAAACTTAAAGACGAATTACAAAATTTCCTTGACAAACGACAAGGATACTGATATATTGTTATTATGGAAACTGAATACGTACTATACATTTTAATGAGAACTGATTTACCTTCAATGAATCCAGGTAAAGCAATGGCACAAGCTAGTCATGTTAGTAATGCTTTTGTCGCTGATATTGACGATAGAACAAAACAAGAAGAAGCTTTATGGGCGGAAAGTAAATCTGTGACTGAAGCTGCTCTTGAATGGAAAAACACAACCTGTCAAGGATTTGGTACTGTATTAGTATTGGGTTGTGATTTGGTTGAAATTGAGAATGTGGATCTTAACATAGTCACTGCTAAACTACAGAATCAAGTTGTGTTTGATTATCTACACGACCCAACATATCCGTATATTGTAAATTTGGAAGTTAAGGATTTGATAGACCGTGATTTTCACACCGAAGATCCACATGAACTTGAAAGCGGTGACTTTGTATGCTTCAGAAACGAAGTAACATGTGCTTATTTATTTGCTGACAAAAACAGTGAAACAACCAAGAAATTAGTTGGACATTTAAAACTACACCCATGAAACGATTAAAAATATACTCTAGTTATTTGAACTTGGTTTTAAGCGAAAATAAAAATTTTGAAATACAGTGGCATAAACCATACAGTTATTCATACTGTGGTTTCAAATTTGATTTGAGCTTCACGAGAAAATGTGATCATGCTGGTGGTGGATTGTATTTACATTTTCTATTTTGGGGAATTGACTTCAATGTTTACGACAAACGACATTGGGATCGTAGAAATGATTGTTGGGAAACTCCATCCCGAAACGATGATGATTTTAGGCACAAATTATGAAATTGGAAAAATATAGAATCGTAGAACGAAAAAACCATTATGGGGGAATCTGTTATGTCGTCCAAAACAAAATTTTGTGTTTCTGGTGGTATGATTGTAAATATCCAAATGGAATTTTAGTCGGTGGGAAGTCGTTGATGGAAGCAGAAGATGCATTGCGAAGATTTAAATATAAACCTCAAGATAATATAGTATATGAAGACTGAGACAAAAGTAATACCTTGTGCATGTTATGGCGAAGGATTGATTCTTCGGAAAGATGAAGATGATTTTCTTGAAGTATATTTTTACACTATTGGATGTGAAGGTAAAAAATTAGGTTTCAAAGATAAACTGAGATATATCTGGAGAGTGATTACAATAGGAAAACCATTTGGAGATCAGGTTATGCTTGATGAACAGAGAATGATTGAACTGAGAGATTACCTTAACTTACAAATAGATACACAAACGGAGTAACATTCATTACTTTGGCAACCATTAATCGTGTGTTGCCTGAAACAAGATGATATTGATGATCATGTTTCATAACAACGGGTGCACTTAGTTGTTTCCCGCTTCGGAATGCTTCTTTAAATTCTTTCCATTGGGATTTGTATTCTGGATCAACTTTTTGTTGTTTGTGAGCGATATCAACAATTTCCAAAAATGAATTTGCTTTTTTACAATCACAACGGCCGAGAGTTTCCCAGATTTTGTTTGGGAGCATTCTGATTTCACCGCGTTTGAAATCTTCTTTCAGTCTATCAAGTGAAATGTCAAATTCTTCAGCGACTGCTTCTAAATCTTTCAATTCATTTTCAAGTTTTGGGGTGGTCCATTTATTTTGGACTTCTAATAACAATTTTTTAAGCGACTCATCCATATATTCATAAATATTCAGTTTTGTGTTTTTATATCTTGACCTACCACATTTTTGATGATATTATTCCAGAATGGCAGAAGAAAAGAAGAAACAACTAAACACATCAGGTAGAAAGCGAGTAAGCTATAGTCAGTTTTCAACTTGGTTTAAGTGCCCATATTCGTATAAGTTAGCGTATATTGATGGTTTATCCAAGTATGAAAACAACGTCCACGTCGCATTCGGATCGGCAATACACGAAGCAATCCAAGATTTTCTGACGAAGTTATTTAATGAAGGTGGTCGTGAAGCAGATGGATTTGACATCATAGGGCGATTCAATGAAGTTTTTGCAAAAGAACTGAAAGGAGAGAAAAAAGTCTCAGTCAAAGATGATGATGGTAATTATGTATTAGATGACAATGGAAAGAAAACATACAAAACCATATCAGACCCAGTGGATATATCGGATGATGATTTTGATACTTTTACGGAGCATGGAGAATTAATTTTGAAACACATTTCAGATTATTCAAATCGTCAAAAGTATTTTCCAACTGACAAATATGAACTTGCTGGGATTGAAATTCCAATCAATATGGCTGTCATGAATAACTTATCTTTTGTTGGATATCTTGATATAGTACTTCGTGAAAAAGCATCAGGCAAAATCAAGATCATTGATTTGAAAACATCTACCAGAATGTGGAATAAATATCAAAAAGCAGACATGCATAAGATAATGCAGTTGTTATTCTACAAGGCTTTTTACAATCAACAATTTGGGATTCCGCTTGACAAGATTGAGGTAGAATTTTTGGTGTTGAAACGAACATTAATGGAGAATGCTTCTTTTCCAGAGGGAAGGATTCAAAAAATAACTCCACCATCAGGAAAGGTTATGATCAATGACGCTGTATCAACGTTGGTACAATTCATTGAGAATTGTTTCACACCGGATGGCGTATACAACGTAGATGGAAAATTTAGAAAAAACCCACACAAAGGAAAAACCAAATACAGCAATTGTAAATATTGTGAATTCTCTTGTAAAGAGGGTGGTCCATGTGACAGAAAAGAAGGAATATAATGAACAAGACAAAATCAAGCCGGATTCAAATCAGCGGATGTGCTTTGCTTACAATCATTTTTATCATCCTCAAATTGACAGGAAACATAGCATGGTCGTGGTGGTGGATATTTGCTCCATTGTGGATTCCATATGCAATCATTTTTTCAATTCTAATTTGTATAGCCGGTTTTGTTTTCGGTCTTGCATTTTTGGCATTAATTGCGGAAATGATTGGAAAATAAATTTGAAAAATAAAATAAAGGTAAATTATGAGTGACTATATACTAAATACAGAAGACGAAGACAACAGAGATGAATTATACTCAGTTGATAATATTGAATTAACAGACGATGAAAAGCTTGTCATGGAAAAGATGCAAGAACTTTCACAGTTATGTTCAGAAAAGAAGATTCCAGCATTTTTGAGTGCTAAGTTGTCAAACAGTGAAGATCCGTTGGCCGCTTGGTATTTTGATGAAGACCCACAAAAAGCACATGCGGTATTTATTAATGAATTTGCTGCATTGTTTTTGCATATCACATCAAAGATGACCATGACTACTATAACCGCAAAAAATCCTAAAACGGATCAAGTGGTGTATGAGGTTCATCCAGATAAGGCTGTAGAAAATGAATCATAATGAAGAATGGGAAGAAATTCTACTAGAAGTGGAAGCTGTCAAAGTTAATACCGAGGAAAAACTGAAGTATGTCAGTTGGTTGATGGAAAATCGTGATATGCTTATGAAGGTGGCTGATCAGACTTATAAACTTCAAATTCAACCCCTTGAAGAAGAAATTTCCAAACTCAAAACAGAAAATTCATTTTTGAAAAACAAAATTGATAATTTTCGCGGTGGTGCGAACGAAAACTGTAAATGACAAAGATAAAAGCAAAATACCCAATCAAAGTTGGTGGTCCAGATGGAAATTTGATCCCGAAAGGTGAAATTGGAAAATTGATAAAGTTGGAAGAATCAACCAAAATTAAGAATTATTTTCCAGCGATCAAAGAGAACCCAACATCGGATTATTGTTTGGTGAGGTTTCCAATTGTGGGTGAATTTATATGCTTATCAAAACAAATTGAAAAAATTGAAGATGAGTGAATTAGACTATTCAGATGTTTCATTGGTTGCTAAATATTTTGATGGTGATAGTAGATCTAAACTAGATACATCAATTGAGTTATGTGGGCATACATTCAAGTTACCTGCAATCCCATCCAATATGAAATGTTGTATTGACTATGAAATTGCGGAGAAGCTAAGCGAAGCTGGTTACTTTTACGTGTTACATCGTTTTATGCCATACAAGGAGTTGTGTCAGTGGATTTTGGATAGTAATGAAAAAGACTTGAAGATGATAAGCATTTCACTTGGAGTCCAAGATCAAGATTACAAGTTGGTTGAATGGTTGGTTAAAAATGACTCACCTGTTGATTTCATAACGGTTGATATTGCACATGGTCATTGCAAAAAGATGCGAGACTTTCTATCCCACTGTAAAACTGTATTGGTGGATGAACCAACTAAAATCATAGCAGGAAACGTCATGACTCGTCAAGGTGTAGAAGACTTGTCAAGATGGGGTGCTGACGCGGTGAAGGTAGGCATCGGCCCAGGAGCCGCATGCTCGACTAAACTCATGACAGGCTTCCATTCTCCGATGTTCTCAACTATTCAGAAATGTAAAATATCAACTCAAACTGCTCCGAGAGAGGTTATTGCGAAAAAAACTGAACAAGAAGCAATGGATTATGTGAATAACACCACACGACCTAAAATGCATCATTCATCTGCCACGTTTGAACCTTCTTTTTCAAGTCCATGGGATGAGTTGGTATATATCAAAGCAAATACATCCAACGGCAACCTGCATATCCAACAAGAGAAATTTAAAGAGGTTTTGAATAATGAGATTGACAAACGATTCCAAGACTGTCAAGTTGATCCAGTTCCAATTATTGCTGACGGAGGCATTCGTCATCCTGGTGACATCGCCAAAGCAATTGCAGCTGGTGCTGACATGGTGATGGTTGGCTCAATGTTTACTGCTTGTGTTGATAGTCCAGCGGAAGATATCATGGATGATGATACATTGACGGTCAAAAAGAAAGTGTATTATGGTTCTGCTTCAGTATCCAATGGAAATAACAAAAACATTGAAGGTACTACGGTAGAATTGGATTGTAATGGCAAAACATACATGGAATATTTAGATGAATTACAAGGTCATTTACAGTCGGCAATCTCGTATTGTGGGGGTGATCGGATTGATGATCTAAAAGGATGTGAATATATTCAACACGCTTAATTTTTAGGCAATAAATATGACCAGTAAAGCATTTTTCATGGGGTTTTTGTCGAAGAAAAAAATAAAAATTTTATTTTGGTGAATGCTTACTGCTTACCAGATATATACAATATTTAAACTTACAATCGATATTATATGTTGACTAAAACAGCAAAATATATTACAATTTATTTTTAAAAACACGAAAGGATTATAAAAAATCATGTCAATTAAAGCATTACAAGACTATACAATTTACGCAAAATATGCCAAATACGATACAGATCATCAACGCAGAGAAACTTGGGAGGAACAAGTTGATCGTGTATTTTCAATGCACGAAAGAAGATTTGCAAAACAATTGAGTGAAAACGAAGAATTCCGTAAGGATTTTGAATTTGCCAAAAAACAAGTTGCAAAACGAAGAGTGCTTGGGAGTCAAAGAGCGTTACAATTTGGAGGACCATCAATTGAAAAACACGAAGCAAAAATGTTCAATTGCATCGTTTCGTATTGTGACAGAGAAAGATTCTTCCAAGAATGTATGTATCTTTTGTTGTGTGGATGTGGGACTGGATTTTCGGTACAAAAAGAACACATTCAAAAATTGCCAGAAATTGGAAAAAGAACCAATGGTGAATTTGAATATGTCATACCTGACAATATAGAAGGATGGGCTGATGCCATTGGAATGGTTGTCAATTCATTTTTCAAAAATTCAACAGCGTTTTCAGAATGTAATGGAAAAAAGGTTTCATTTGACTTTTCATTGATTAGGCCTGCTGGAAGCTTCATTTCAGGTGGATTTAAAGCACCTGGTCCAGAAGGGTTGAAAAACTCCATCAAAAAAATTGAAGAATTGGTTCAAAAACGAATATCAAGTGATGGTTTTACAACTGATGAATTTGCTGGAAAACTACGACCAATTGATGCTTATGACATTGCAATGTATATGTCTGATGCTGTATTATCAGGTGGTGTTAGACGTTCTGCAACGATTTGTGTATTCTCATTTGACGACGATGATATGCTTGGTGCTAAAACTGGTTCATGGTTCATTGAGAATCCACAACGAGGGAGATCAAATAATTCTGTCATGTTAATCCGTGATAAAATCACCAAACAACAATTCACAAAGATCATGGAGTCAGTGAAAGACTTTGGTGAACC